TTCCGACTGTTGCTGCCAAAACGAAACGGCGAGGTAGCATTAAAAGAAGATGTAGAAACCAAAATATCCAAAAATGGCGATACGATGACTGGGAATTTAGTTATCAAAAATGGGAGCCCATTTTCGAGCATTGTATTAGACAATAGTCAAGGACAAGGCATCAAATTAGAAACACGCCCAAATGATGATAGTTTTATCGGTGAAATCTCTTTCCTTGATGTAGCTAATGGTTACTCAAGCCTACATACATTACTGTTGCCTAAAAAATCTGGCACACTTGCACTTGAGTCCGAAGTAAACACAAAAGCACCTTTAGATGAATTTAATAACGTAAAAAATAATTACTACGATAAATTTGGTATGGGAGAGAGAGATTATCCCGCACATTATAAAGGTTCTCACGTTTGGACAATTCGATTTAATCAATACGGTGGTTTAAGAATAATTCAATTAAGAGCTGAAATTCAGAATAATACCGGAGAAATTCCGATTTATTTACCAGAAAATGTTAGCACTAGGGCGTTAGCTATGGTAACTGATGATGGCTATGCTAGATATTCGTATGGTGCAAAAGTAACAAGTGAAAGTGTTGTAACGGTGTTTGCACCGAAAGGAAGAACTGTTGGATTCCATTTGCTTGTTATGGATTGGGTAAATTTTTAGGAGTATCAAATGAAATTATTTTTTAATCTAAAACTTAATACTTTTTTACCCGTTTATGATGATAGTTTTGATAAAAATACTCTATCTGATGATATTTATCCGATTGAGGACGAAAGTATTATCAATGGTATTTCAGCCAGTATCACCGGAGGGGGGGGAGTTTGGGTAGAAGGTGGCAAATTGTGCTATTCGGGTAAGCAGCCGTCTGATAACCATAAATGGGACAGCGAGAAGAAAAAATGGTTGAAACTGACATCGGCGGAAATGCAAGAAAAACAAACTGCATTGTTATCTGAACAACGCGAACGTATCTTTGCAAAAATCATTGCAAAACGTGATGAATGTGTAAACGGCGGGGCGTATGTTGAGCGGATAGGAAAATGGGTTGATAGTGATGAAAAAGGGCGTGCCACGCTGGTTGAAATCAAAGCAGATTTTGATTTAAACGGCAAAGAAAATACTTATACGCTCATTTGTTCAGATAATACAGCATACACACTTAACTTTGATGAATTTAAGTCTGTTTGGGATGCAGTCAAAACACTCAAAGAAAAAATGTTTGAAAATGCGTATATGCATCAAATTTTATTGGAACAAGCGGAAAATCCGCTTGAATACGATTGGTCAATCGGTTGGAGTAAAACTTATGAAGAAAGTAAAAATTAAAAATTGGGGTTATCACGTCTTAATCGCCATTGATCAGCTCTGTAACGCTTTGACGGGTGGTGCGGCAGATGAAACATTTTCAAGCCGTTGTTATCGTGGCGCAATGTTAGCTGATAAGCCGAAAAAACGGTGGCGTTTTTGGTATAAATTTGTCAATGGATTATTCCGTGATCCTAATCACTGCAAAACAGCGTACGAAAGCGAAATAAAACGGCGGCAATATCCGACAGAATTTCAAAAAATTTAAGGTGTAAGCAATGTGGCAACAACAAAAATTAAAATTATCCCCACAGGCTAAAACAATATTACAGAATGCTCAAAAGGGGATTATTTCCCCTTTTTCGCTATCTGTAAGTGGTACTAAATTAGGTGTGCATAATTGGTCGCACGGTATCAAAGAAAAATCAAATCACTATTTGTCACCCGAAAATGCCGTGAAAGCACTGGCGGCAAAGTTGGTCGATTATGCCGATCCGAATCGCCCTAAAGGTGTGCAGGATGTCGTGGTCATTATGGTGACAAGTAGCAATATTGATCAGTTTATTGCAGAGTTGGAAAAAGTGCGTGAGCTATTGCCAGAGCCAACATTTAAGCAAGCGCTAGACTATGCGAAATCAAGTAAAGATTTACAAGAAACAAAAATGATAAAAACGCCAACCATGGCAAGCCCATCATTTTCCAATAGTGCGGATATTACGCCTGGTTCCGCCCGTACAATGCAAAGTATTTTACGCAATGCGACATCAGCCGCGGTTGCTGAGAAAACTAAAGATCCTATGGCGATGATTGAGGCGTTAAAGGCCGCTAAAAAAGAACGCGATAAAGCCAATAATGAAAAAGTCGAAAAAATGTTGAATACATCGGCGAATGTATATGCATTTTCCGTTTCGGATTATCTCGAAGTGGCGGAAGCAAAAATCAAATTGAATGTGCCGACGGCGGGTAATGTATTTACCGCTTGTGTGATGTTTATTGGTACAGATTTAACACCAATAAAAGGAATGTTACAAAATGTCTAGTTCGTCTTTTGTGGCTCAACGCCAATCTTCAACGAATCAACAAGATACTGTGCCAAAGCGTAACCCTAGCGTTCAGTTAGCCCTAAATGGCACGCCGATTTATTTACACAATATCTTGATGTCAGTTTCCGTTAAGCGGGAAGAAAAAGATATGAGCGGCCAAAAATCCAGTACAAAAAAATCGGACAAAGGCGTAAAAGCAAAAGAATTAAGCGTAACGGGGTTCATCCCTTATAACCGTAAAGATTGGCTCACGCAATTGTTCAACCTTGCCGAATCGGAAGATGGTAAGGGCGAGCAAAGTAAATATCGTGTGTCTTGTACTGTCGCCGAGGCGGTGAATATGCGTGAAGTACAATTTAGCGGCGAAGTATCCGCAACAGAACAAAACGGTCAATTAGGCTGGGCGATTTCTTTCACCTTGCGCGAAGTCAATTCCGTTGCCGAGAAAAAAGACCAACGCAAGAAAAAACCAAAAGCGAAGGTGCAAGGCGAAAAGGCTACAACAGCACAACCAGTAAATAAAAGTGCGGTAGAAAATTCGGGTAAATCTGAAGAAACAAAACAAGAAAAAGACGATAGTATCTGGGCAAAAATTAATAATGCAATTGGTGACTAAATGAAAATAATTAAAACCTGTCTTATTGACGGAGAAGAATTAGAACTTGCCGATGAACATATTATCCTTGAACTCAACAACACCGGGCGTGGTTTTGTGACGGTTCTCACTGAAAAAGATTGCGTGGGAAAAAGTGTGATATTTGAAATGGGCGAATACGATCACTATTACAAATGGTTTAATGGCATTGTTGAACGTGAACAACAGGCGGACAACGGCTATAAAAAATTGTTCATTCGGGAAAAAGTGGCGATCTTTGAAAAACCGTTAAATTGTTCTCATCGCCATATCACCTTGCGTGACTTATGCACATGGATAACGCAGCAAACAAAAATCCCCGTAAAAGTTCCACAAGCCGATTATGCTGATACACCGATTTCACTGTTCACCCATAACGGCAGTGGTTATCAATTATTAAGCAATATTGGGCGACAATATCAAATCACCGATTATATGTGGCAACAATCGCCCGATGGTTCACTTTTTGTTGGTTCACATAAAGATTCCCGTTGGGCGGGTAAAAATATCGAGTTTGACGAGGGGATGACACTCACAAGCGGCAGTAATGATATGACGATTCCGATTACTGCTGCTATTCGACCAGGTACGATTATCAATGGAAATAAAATTCAGAAAGTAGAATTGTCTGGCGATGATTATGTGCTTTCTTGGGAAAATTTAGGCAAAGATGGTAAGCCAGAACAAAAAAGCCCAGAACGTCGCCAAATGGAAAAAACATTCCCTGAACTGGCTGGCGGTTATCATTTGCCGAAATATGCGAAAGTCGTTGGCGTTGCAGATCCATCTAGTGGCGGTGATATTTCTGATCCGTTCCGCCCGAAGTATGCTGTTGAGTTACAACTACTGGACGAAAACGGAAATGAGGATAAAACTGTGCCAGTTTATCCTGCAGTACCGTTACCTGTAACAAGTACAGGTTCACAAGGCGGAGATTTTGCTTTTCCTGAAGTGGGAACGATGGTAGAAGTGGGCTTTGCTTATGGGCGAAGCGATCAACCTTTTGTGCGCACTATGTTAGCACAAGGAAAAACAGTACCAAGTGTTGTACCTGGAGAACAACTCAAACAACAACGTCCAGAAGTGTATGAACGCACCGATGCTGCAGGAAATAAGATTCGCGAAACGGATCAGAAGATTACAGATAAATCCTTTGAAAGATACATTGAAACCGACAGCGAAGTAAAACAAATCGGCACGTCAAATGTGACGATTGATTCTGATAAAACAGAAACTATTGGCGGAAATAAAACTGTTAGCGTGTTGGGCAGTATTAATGACACGACAGCAAGTGATCGAACTGTAGGAACAGGTGGTACTCTACAAGAAAAAATAGTCGGATTGTCTCAACGTGTTTCAGACGAAAAGAATAAGTTTGTGGCGCCATTAAGTTATATGGGGTCAGATGGTCAGAATATTTTTAGATTACTGGAAGACACCATTCAGCTATTAGTCGAAGTTGTAAGTACCTTGGCAACGCATACGCACAGAGGTTCACCTCCGCCAGAACAAGCAAGTACATTCAACAAGCAGGCAAGCCAAGCAAAAACAATCAAAGGTAAACTCACGCCGATTATTGAGTAACCACCGCAATTCATATCAAATCAAAGCCGCACAATGTTGCGGCTTTTCTTTATGTTTCCGACATGTATGTCGGAGACATCAACCACGGAAAATCTAAGTTATTGTTATAACAAATAAATGTACGTAATAAGCAATATAAAACAATTCCACGGAAATTTTTCACGTAAAAACACAAGGCACGGAAAATCCACTTCCTCCCCCGCAGAATTTACGTTAAAAATTGGTGTTTTTTCAGTTAGATTTCAAAATAAAAATTAATCTAACTTATTGAAGTAAAAGAGATCATTAATGCAACAGAATAGAGATCTTAACTGTAAAAATTTCAATCTTTTTCATCGTTTTTCACTTAAAACAGATCATTAATATTAGAAATAACAAGATAACCTAATGATTTTTAAGTTGTTTTTAATTTTTTCCTTGTGAAATATGAGAGTAATTGATTTCAGTTAATTGACTGGCGGTTATCGCCATTGTTTAAAGATAGGTCTAAAAGTAAAGATAAAAACTAGATATTTATAATCGCCACTTTGTCGCCAGTTGAATATTATTGGTGGGTCGTGAAGGATTCGAA